ATTTCTTACAGGAGGCATTTAATGACTAGAGAGATAAGAGACGGCATTACCAATAAAATCTATGAACATTTTGGTAATGATTACAATATTGAAATCGAAAGCAAGGAGCAAGGATTTACAACTCCTTGTTTTTTTGTGCAAATGTTGGAGACGCAAGAGATTGCTAAACCAATGAATCGGTATTTGCTAATCAATCCCGTGAAAATTGTGTACTTTCCGAAAAGTGAGTATGAGCCGTTAGACGAATGCTATGGTGTTCAGAGTGATTTAAAAAACATTCTGGAATACATAGTGCTTGCCGACAAGTCAACACTCCGGGGAACGGACATTAGAACAGTGATTGATGGTAAGCAATTACACGTTTTCGTTAATTATAATTTTTACGCCATTAAGGACGGAGATACAAGTGAATTGATGGGCGTATTAGAAAGGCGGTAAACGTATGGCAGAGAAGAAAGCGACTGCACCGAAGTTTCGTGGTGTAGACATTAAGCAGTCTAAAAGGCTTGCTGAATGCCGTGATATTTTATCGGTTCTTCTGAAAGATGATGCAGAATACACCATCGCAGAAGTAGAAGCAGCTATTGAAAAGTATAAAAAGACAAAGGCATAGAAAGGAGATAAGAAATGTTAGGTGGAGGAATTTTCACAACACAGAACAAGATTTTGCCGGGTTGTTACATCAACTTCATTAGCACCGCAAAAATCGCAGCTAAATTAGGCGAGCGAGGTATTGTTGCGTTACCTATTGAACTTGATTGGGGAACAACCGAAGTCATGGAATTAGACAACGGAACACTGATTTCCGATGCCAAGAAAATCTTAGGTTATTCCTATGACAATGAAAAGTTAGTTACGATCCGTGAAGTAATGAAGAACGCAACAAGATTGTATCTGTACCGTCTGAATGGTTCTGGCGAAAAAGCAACTTGCGTTTATGCAGATGCAAAGTATGCCGGAGTAAGAGGTAACGACATTAAGATTGTTGTTTCCGCAAATGTGGACGATACATCTAAGTTTAATGTTGAAACCTATTTAGATACCGTTTGCGTTGATGTACAGGTTGTTGCAAGTGCGGCAGAGTTAAAGGAAAACGATTATGTAACATTCAAGACAGATGCAACACTGGAAGTAACCGCCGGAGTTTCCTTAACAGGTGGTACAAACTCCGAGGTAACAGGAGAATCCTATAGTAGTGCGTTCACTGCTTTAGAAAGCTACAGTTTCAATGCTTTGGGCATTATGTCTGACGTAGAAACAATCAAGAGCGTAGCGGTGGCATATGTAAAGCGTATGCGTGACGAGGTTGGTGCTAAGTTCCAGTTAGTTGTACATGATGTTGCAGCAGACTACGAAGGTGTTATCAACGTAGACGATGTAAACGCTATTCCGTGGGTAACAGGTGCGATTGCTGGTGCGCCTATCAATAAGTCTCTGACAAATAAGGTGTATGACGGTGAATTAACATTAGTTAGTTCTTACTCCCAGGCACAGCTTGAAAAGGCTATCCAGGCGGGCAAGTTCGTATTCCATAAGGTAGGAGATACCGTAAACGTATTATCTGACGTTAACTCTTTTGTGAGTGCGACAGCAGATAAGACAAGTGATTTTTCCGCAAACCAGGTTATCCGTGTATTGGACGAAGTTGCAAACACAACAGCAAGCATTTTCAACAAGACCTTCTTAGGCAAGGTTCAGAATAATGCTGACGGACGAATTGCATTAAAGAGTATGCTTGTTTCTGCTTGTGAGCAGATGCAGAATATCGGAGCAATTCAGAACTTTTCTTCCGAGGATATTACCGTGGAAGAAGGAAATCTCAAGAAGTCGGTTGCAGTAAATTGGTACATCACACCAGTAATGGCAATGGAACAGCTTTATTGCGTAGTGAAAGTGAATTAAGGAGGGATAACGTATGCCGGGAACAATGAGTGCAAGAGATACCATGTTCGGAAGTGCGGCTTCCTGTTATGTAACCATTGACGGAACACGCTACAATTTCGCACAGGTAATTAGCCTTGAAGCAAAGGCAGAAAAAAATAAGGTGGAAGTGCCGATTTTAGGAAAAATGTCTAAGGGTAATAAAGCGACTGGTGTCAAGTACAGTGGCAACATGACACTTCATTACAACACTTCTATCATGCGTAAGATTATGCTGAAATATGCAAAAGAAGGTATTGATACCTATTTTGATGTTCAGGTAACAAACGAGGACAAGACAGCGTCCGTGGGCAGACAGACAACCATGTTATACGATTGTAACCTTGACAGTATCATCATTGCAAAACTTGATGCAGACGGAGAATACCTTGACGAGACAGTGGATTTCACTTTCGAAGATTGGGATTTACCAGAGGAATTTACAATGTTGTCTGTAATGGCGGCATAAAAATGTACATGGGGTGGATAGGTCAACGTAACCGAAAGTAAGGAAGTCCTACTTATTTCCACCCTTTAATTAGGACACATACGAAAGGACGGTATGATTATGAATGAATTAGAATTATTTTTCGCAGATAATGTAGAAGAAAGCGAAGTTGTAGAATATGTGGCAAGTCCACGTTTCAAAGACAAAGAAGGAAATCCGTTGAAGTGGCAGTTAAAGGCAGTTTCTTCCGAAGAATGTGCTGAAATCAAGAAGAAGTGTGTAAAGAAAGTACAGGTTCCGGGCAAGAGAGGACAGTTTACACAGGATTTTGATTCAACACGTTATAACACTATGATGTGTGCGGCAACCGTAGTTTACCCGGATCTTAATAATGCGAAGTTACAGGATAGTTGGGGTAAAAAGACAGGCACATCTATTATGAGTGCGGAACAGTTATTAAATGTCATGCTTATTCCGGGCGAACTTGATTTGTTAAGTTCCAAGGTAACGGAAGTCAACGGATATACAAATATCAATGACGATATCGAAGAAGCAAAAAACTAATTAGAGATAGTGCCGAGGGAACGATACTTCATTACTGCATACAGAAATTGAAGTGGAAACCCGGTGACTATCTCACTTTATCCGATAAAGAAAAAGCGTTTGTTATTGCGTCCATTCAGATTAAAGCAGAGGACGATAAAAAACAAGCAGATAAAATGAAATCAAAATCAAAAAGAAGGTAGGTGGTAATTGTGGGTGCTATAAGTTCAACGATAATGCTTAATGATGCTATGACGAATCCGTTAAAGAATATATCAAAAGCACTTAATATCGTTATCAATAATATGGAACGAGTAGCCGTTGCAGAGGATAATATGTTCGACATTCCACAGTTACACGCTGCCCGTGATGCCGTTTCGGCGGTAGAGGCAGAAATGCAACGTGTTGAACGACAGATACAAAATTCCACCAACGAACAGCATGATTTTAACGATGCGTTAAGTCAAGGCGAAGATGCGGCCAGTGGTTTACTACGAAATTTGAGAAACATAGCCGGAGCCTATTTAACCATGCAGACCGTGGAAAAAGTAGTAGACACTTCCGATACGTTGGCTTTAGGCGAACAGAGATTAGGATTGATTGTTGAGGACGAATCGGTAGACGAACTTAATCGAAAGATTATGGCAAGTGCGAATATTGCAAGAGCAGCTTATACGGACACTTTAAACCAAGTGGCAAAGTTGGGTACAAATGCAAGTGAACACTTTGACAATAACGACCAGATTATCAAGTTTGTAGAGCAATTTAATAAGTTGGCAACATTGTCCGGCGCAAGTGTTTATGAATCTTCACAGGCCATGTATCAGTTGACACAGTCTATGGCAAAGGGCAAACTTGACGGTGACGAATTACGGTCCGTAATGGAAGGTATGCCGTTGGTAGCAAAACAAATTGCGAAATACTTAAATGTTGACGTTGGTACAATGAAAGAACTGGCGGCAGAAGGTTATGTAACCGCAGAAGTTGTCAGAAATGCTTTGTTAAAGTATGCCGAAGAAACAGACGCAACTTTCAATAACTTAGGTTATACCTGGGGGCAAGTTGTAACGCTAATAGGAAATGGAGCAACAACAGCATTCCAACCGTTCCTTGACAAGATTAACGAGATTGCAAACAATAAGAAATTCCAGGAATTTGTTAATGGACTTATCAATAGCTTTAACATTATGAGTGCCGTTGCTGTTGGTGCTTTAGATGCTATAGGTACGGTAGCAGAATTTTGCTATGACAATTTTGAAATGTTATTGCCTTTATTAGCATTTGCAACTACGTTAATGGTATTAGGTGCGGCATCGGCTATAGCACAATGGGCGGCTACACACTTAGCAACCGTTGGAATGGTATTATACCAGGGTGCAGCTACGTTATCAGCTTTAGCAGTCGGCAATCTGACACTTGCACAAAGTTCGTTTAATGCTATGTTGGCGGCTTGTCCGATTACATGGATAATTGCGGCGGTTGTTGCACTGATTGTAGGACTTGTTTTGTTATGTAATTGGATTGCAGAAACCACAGGCATAGCCGAATCGGGTATAGGCGTAATTGTAGGCGTACTTATGGTAGCAGGTGCAATTATTGCTAATATATTCATCGGACTTATCAATGTTGTTATTGATGTTTTCGTGGAAGTATGGAATTTTATAGCCGCTTTTGCAAATTTCCTTGCAAATTTATTCCAAGATCCGATTGGTTCTATTGCAAGACTGTTTTTCGATTTAGTTGATACAGTTTTAGGATTGTTAGAAACCGTTGTCAGAGCATTGGACGCTGTATTTGGACAGAATTTAGGCGATGCAGTAGACGGTTGGAGAAGTGACCTCGAAAAATGGACTGATAAAACATTCGGCAAAGGTTATGAAGTGATGGCAAAGGTCAACTCAAGCGACTACCATGTTGAAACTTTCGAATATGGAGAGGCTTTTAAAGCGGGTGCTGCATGGGGTGATGGAATTGCATCTAAGTTTTCAATGCCGAACATGGAAGATATATTCAATCAAGAGGATTTGTTGGGCAATATCTCCAAAAACACAGACGATATTTCTAATACACTTGATATTACGTCAGAGGAATTAGAATATTTGAGAGATATAGCAGAGCAAGAAGCAATCAACCGATTCACTACAGTTCCATTAACAGTGACATTTGAGAATACGAACAACGTAAACAATAATATGGACCTTGACGGTGTTACAAGTTACATCGAAGAAAAGCTGATTGAAAGTATCTATTCTTCCGCAGAAGTGGCGCATTATTAAAGGGGGTATTGCATTATGTACAAAATATTTTTGAACGGTGTGCGATACCCTATTGCACCCGGTAAAATTACGGTATCATTTGGCAATAAGAATAAGACATACGACTTGCTGAATGGCGGGGAGTTCAACATACCGAAAACACCCGGACTTGCCGAGTATTCATTTGAACTTTTGTTACCTGTATCTCAATATCCATTTGCAGTTTATGAGGACGGTTTTAAGTCGGGTTATTATTACCTCGATTTACTCGAAAAGCTGAAAAATGAAAAGAAAATCTTTGAGTGTATCATTACAAGACTCACACCAAAGGGAGAACTTATCAGTGATTTCAATTCGAAAGTAACCTTAGAAGATTTTAAAACAACGGAAGATGTAAAAGACGGGTTCGATGTGCGAGTGTCAGTTAAGCTAAAACAGTACAATTATGTTTCAACCAAAATTGTAAAAGTCGGTGAAGATGGCACAACAAAAACTGAAACCAAACGAGACACATCTTCCGCACCTACAGGCGGTGGCACTTATACAGTGCAAAGTGGAGACACGTTGCAGAAAATCGCAAAGAAATTCTATGATGATTTTTCAAAGTGGAAACAGATATATGAGGCCAATAAATCAGTGATTGAAAGTGCGGCAAAAAAACACGGCAAAGGCAGTAGTAGTAACGGACACTGGATTTATCCCGGCACAATACTGACAATTCCGAGTGCGAAAAATCTCAAAGCCGATGTTGTGGACTACACAAAGGGTGGTTCTAAGAGCAATCCTCCATTTGCGATACTGTCAAGTGGATATGGTGTGGTTACTACAGGCATAAAAACATGGAATGCTGCATACGGAGAGTACAATGCGAGAGGCGGCAGAGGTAAGGGTTGGAAGATAGTAGATAAAGATAAGAAAGTCATTACATTCTAGGGGGGTGGTAACATGGGATATTCGTTAGCAGTACAAAACGGTTCTAAATGTTACTACCCTATAGTGGTAGGAACTGTCACATGGGAAACACATAGAAAATCTACTCCAGGAAAACTTACATTTGAGTGCGTGAACGATGATACTCTCAATATAGAAGAAGGTAATTTGGTTAATTTCACAGCAGACGGGAAGAAAGTATTTGCCGGATATATTTTTTCGATTTCAAGTGAAAATGACGATGTTCTTTCAATAACTTGCTACGACCAGTTGCGATACTTCAAAAACAAGGATTCCATTATTTATAATGCCAAAAGTGCAACAGAACTTTTGAAAATGCTTGCAAGTCAAAATTATCTGACTCTAGGTGATTGTGACGATACAGTTTATAGAACCGATAAAGACGAGGACGGAGCAACGCTTTTCGATATTATTCTGAATAATTTGGACGAAACACTCATGGCAACCGGGGAACTGTATTGCCTATGGGATGACTTTGGAAAATTAAGACTGAATAATATTTCATCACTTGTGATACCAGATTTATGTTTAGATGCCGACAATGGAAAAAGCTATAATTACAAAACATCAATAGATGGAGTAACTTATAATTCAATCAAGTTAGGCTATAATGATGAAAAGTCCGGCAAAAGAAAGATTTACAACGTATATGACGGTGATAACATCAACAAGTGGGGCAAGTTACAGTTGTATGAATCCATTAACTCTGAAACTGGCGCACAAGAGAGAGTAAACAAAATGCTTTCTTTGTACAATAAGAAATCCCGGACACTTAGCCTGAATAATTATATAGGTGATGTGAGGTGCCGTGGCGGCAGAAGTCCTATCGTGAAGCTGAAATTGAGGGACCAGGAATTATCAAACTATATGCTGATTGAAAGTGCAACACATAGATTTTCCGAGAATGAACATTTTATGGACTTGAAAGTAACAGGAAATTATTTTTTTGAATAGGAGGTAGGAAATGTTAGCAGAAGCAATTAAATTGTTGGCGCAACAGCAGAATGATGGCACATATCCTACGGCCGTTCTTTTTGGAACTGTAAAAGCAATCAATCCATTAAAAGTTCAGATAGACAGTAAACTTATCGTGGGAGAATTTCTTGTTGTTGCAGAGAGATTGACTAAGCATGAAGTGGAAGCAGAACAGGGATACAACAAAGGGAAAATGATAATTGATAACTCACTGAAAGTTGATGATAAAGTCATTGTTCTTCGCCAACAAGGCGGTAAAAAATATATAATTTTAGATAGGATAGGAGGATAATCTATGTTACCGAATAGCAATGGTATAGTAGCGGAACAGGAACAACCTTCCTTGACGTATCGAATGGACGTAACAAATGAGCGAATAGTAGGTAAAATTGACGGTATCGAAGCGGTGAAACAGGCGGTGTACAAAGCACTGAATACTGAACGATACAATTATCCTATCTATTCGTGGAATTATGGTGTTGAAACAAAGGACTTGTACGGCAAAGATATGGACTATTGCAAGTCAGAACTGAAAAGAAGAATAGGCGAAGCACTCACACAGGACGATAGAATAGACAGTGTAAGCGACTTTGAATTTAAAGTAGACGGCAATAAATTGACCGTCTTTTTTGTTGTTCATTCTAATGTAGGTTCATTCGAAAGCAATACAACATTCGTAGTATAAGGAGGGCAATATGACACATGAAGAAATTTTGGACCGTATGCTTGCGGATATTCCGAATGAGGTAGATAAAAGGGAAGGTAGTTTAGCTTTCGATGTTTTGTCGGCCGCAGCTATAGAATTTCTGCTTGCGTATGAAGAAAATGAAATGATAATGACAGAAACGTATGCGGATAGTGCCAGTATGGACGGCTTGATAAAAAGAGCATCAGAACGAGGACTACAACCGAATGCGCCAACAAATGCGATTGTGAAAGGTAATTTTAATATCGCAGTTGCAATCGGAGAACGCTTTTTCCTGAACGATTTAACGTATATCGTAACAGAACAGATAAGCGATACCACATTTAAGTTGATGTGCGAACAACCGGGAACTATTGCAAACGGTTATGTGGGAACAATTATTCCAATACAAGCAGTTGCCGGACTTGAAAGCGCAGAAATCACAGAGATTCTTGTTTTGGGAGAGGACGAGCAGACCGAGGACAGTTTCAGACAAGATTATTTTGATTCTTTCAATAATAATCAGTACGGTTGGAACAAAGCGCAGTATATCGCAAGTGTCAATGACATAAACGGTGTTGGCGGTGTTCATGTTTATGCTCACACTAACGGCAATATGCAAACAGAAGCCGGAAATGTAGCACTGGTAATACAGGCGAGTGATTACGGAGTTCCGACAACAGAAACAGTAAATTTGGTAAAGCAGACACTAGATCCGACAGACGGTAACGGAGACGGCCTTGTATCAATCGACCATAACGTACACGTTTTCCCTTGCGGCAGCACTTCTGTAGATATCGGATTGACACTGACTTATGCGACAGGGTATTCGTGGGCAGATATAGGCAACACAATCACAAAGGCCATTGATGATTACATTCTCGAACTTAATAAAGAATGGGAAACAACGGCAATCATTGTTCGTATCAGTCAGTTAGATGCAAAAATACTCGATGTGCAAGGCGTTGTTGACATTAAAGGTACTACACTGAATGGAGAAGCAAAAAACCTTGAAATCAGTGCTGATAATATCGCAGTAAGGGGGAATATAAGTGCTAACTAGACCTATTGATATTTATTCTTACTTTCCGCCAGTCGTTGCGGAAACGAAAGAAATAAAGCATATATCTAATGCACTTACCAACGAGTTCAAGAGGTTGCAGAGAGCAAGAGACGAAACTTACAAAAACCAGTATGTTTCTACCCTTGAACCGTCCGGGTGTAAGCGTTGGGAGACTATGCTTAACATTCCATCTAAACAGACAGACAGTATCGAAACACGAAGAATGAGAATCGCCAGTCAGATTGTATCGGAGATTCCGTACACGAAAGAAACAATAAGATCTATTTTGGCGAATATATGTGGAGATACAGGATACTTACTGGAAATCGACCATGCGAATCTTAGCATTGTTATAAAATTGGAATTAACAATTAAGGAACAACAAAAAATTGTTGAAAGTACGTTGGAAAAGATTATTCCCGCCAACATGATATTAGATGTAAGCATTAGATATATCACATACGGGGAACTTGCCAACTACACCCATGAGCAATTATCTGCTTATACCTATGACGAGTTAAGAAATAAAGCACTGGCGTAAAGGAGGGAAAAAACAAATGAAAAAGTCAACAAATTACGGGTTTAATCTCCCAGAAGCTAACGACTTTTACAACATTGAACACATGAACGCTAACTTTGCGGAGGTAGACAAAAAATTAAAAGAGCATGAAGATGGCACAACCACCGTAGGCAACGCAAACAAGTTAGGTGGTTTTCATGCTCATCAATTACAGATTGTAGGCTCAGATGATATACCTATAAACGCTCATTATTTAGTTGCTAAGCATAACGTTGATAATGATAACCGTTTTAAACTCATAACCAGTTTAGGTAATGACGTTAGTGTGGCAAATGCCGACACAGTGGACGGACTTCATGCGAGTGAGTTTGCCAAAAGTGTAGACTTTTTCTCAGCAACAGATTTCTCGTTTATGCAAAACCGAGCAGGTAATAACCACTATAGATTGCAGTTACATCATGGTGTAGTTGATTTATGGGAAAGTACCGACGGTGGTGCAACGTGGACTAAAAAAGCAGAATGGAATACGAATTATCTGCCGTTGAGTGGGGGAGAGATAACCGGCGACGATATTATTCCGCTCATACTTAAATGCTCAAATGACGGGGATGTTAGCGTCCTTGGATTTTCAACTGGTAGTGGTATGAAAGGCTATTTAGGTTTTAATGGG